GCAGATATAATCTACATCCGATTTAAACGCTGGGCTGCTTTGCTCACTGTTCTGAATTTGCAGCCCCTTGTTTGTAATCTTGTAGTGGGCCATCCTAATACATTCAGCAGTCACGTAGTGCTTCAAACAGGGCTGTATGTAGTTATCCATTAGCGACTTGTTAACGCCTGCTAATGTGTTGGCAATAATGTAACCCATCAAAGCAACGTAGTAAGTTGTGCCAATTACTGTTTGAATCTCGCTATCTTGCGCCCAAAGAATCGCTTCTTTAATGTACTTAATATCCACGTTCTTAGATACTTGCGTGTTATCTTTTAGAAAGTCCTCCGATAAGAATAGTGCTGTTGCCATGTTATGCTCGTGATTTAATTACAACACTTTCCCACGCATGGCGGCAATAGCTAGTGGTCACGTTTGTGCCTTTGCGTGTCCAAAAACCACCCCTACGCATCCACACATTTCTATCTTCGGCCATGCTTATAGATTGGATTTGCTCACTGGTCCAAACCCTCCGATTGCTTTCGCGCACCATTCTTCTGCAAAATTCGCGCGTAGTTGGTATGATGGCTTCGGGCGCTGGTAATAGTTCGCCCGTGTTAGGGTCAATACCACGACCGCCTGCTTCTTGGCTTAATCCGTAACGGTATGCTATCTTAAAACTCACACCTAACGGTTTG